CTATAGGTAGTCCTAGTATTAGTTGCGATTGCCATAAAATGACTCCTTTATTAAAGTTCTACATAATCCTCCAACAGAGAAGCCGCATCATCAACGTGGCCTGTCTGCCCAAGGCGTTTCATCTTGGCAGTACGTTGGTTTTTTGATTTTTCGCCCTTGCTTTTTGATCCAGTACCAGAACTAGCCATCTTAGGCTTCTTCTTGGTTTTCTTGGATTTAGTTGAAGTTTGAGCCTTCTGCATTTCTTGAAATGCTTTGGCCTGCATAAGAACAAGTAATGACCTATGGTCAGTAAGTTGGCTTAACTCCTCTTGAGTGAATCCCTGAGACATTGCAAACTGAGTTAGTTCTTTCCCTGCTTTCTGTCGGAACTCTTCGTTCTTCCATTCTGGCAGAATAGACTCTAACTTCTGTCGTTCTTCATAGGCAACGCGCTGTTGGAGTTGACGCTGTTCAGCCATAGCCTGTTCATTGGCATGGTTGAGGCGTTGCTCTTCCTGTTGCATTGACGTTTGAAGATCGGCAACCTCGGACTTCTTAGTAAGATATTCTTCTCTATCTTCTATCTTGAGTCGTTCCCAATCTGTATTGTTGACCAGTTCATTTAATTTACCATACTGCTGTTGTACTACAGCAGAGGCGGCATCAATGTACTGCTGACGAAATTGCTGAGTCTGATATACTTCTTGCTGTGCCTGTTGCATCATGGCATCAGCCTGTTTACGGTATTCTGCAATTTCTTGAGTTTTCTTTGTGTAGTCAGACTGTCGGCTATAGCCACTTTTAAGTTCGTCAAGGGTAACTTCAATTTCTTCACCATCAACTTTGACAGTGTAGGCATTGGGTTCCTCTTCTTCCTCTTCAGCGTCTAACTCTTCTTCGGATTCCTCTTCAGATTCGTCATCAGACTCCTCTTCTAATTCCTCTTCAGACTCCTCTTCAGATGATTCGTCTTGATATTCCTCAGTAGACTCTTCAACATCTTCCGTAGGTGCGCTTTCTTCGGTTTGTGGTTTTTCCTCTTCAGGTTCCATTAAGCCAAGAAAAGCATTTTGTGCTTCGGTAATACTACCGGGTGCTACTGGAAGCGGGTCAATGGTATCCGCCATAAAAAATTCTCCTTATATATGGTATTCCTTAAGTTTATCCGCCATCTCTCCGGTTTCTACAATACTGGTTAGATGAAGGCGAAGTCTCTCAAGGAGTCGTAATGAAAGCCAACATTGCTCTCGGCTTTCGACATCGTTTACACTTGAGTGCGCCCAAGTGTTATAAATATTTTCTGCTAGTTTGTCAAATGAT